GGGCAAGCTGGACACCGCGCTCACCACAGCGGGCCACAGCTCCGAGGCGGCAACGACCACCTACAAAGAGCTGCAGGGAGTCCTGGGCGAAACGGACCAGGCCGTGGAGGCAGCCAACCACCTGGCGAAGCTGACCGACAACGAGAAGGACCTGCAGAAGTGGACGGACATCTGCACCGGCGTCTATGCCACCTTTGGCGCTTCGCTCCCCATCGAGGGCTTGACCGAGGCCGCCAACGAGACCGCAAAAGTCGGACAGGTTACCGGCCCATTAGCTGATGCCCTTAACTGGGCAGGCGTAAGCGAGGACGCATTCAACGAGAGCCTGGCGGCCTGCAGCTCCGAGCAGGAGCGGCAGACCCTCATCATGGAAACGTTGAGCGGCCTCTATTCCGACGCGGCGGAAACCTACCGCGAAACCAACGCGGAGATCATCCGCGCCAACCAAGCAAACGAAGAATGGGCATCCTCCATGGCGGAGGTCGGCGGAGCCGTTGAGCCCTTACTGACCGACGTCAAGCTCCTGGGCGCGTCGCTCGTGTCCGACTTGGTGCCCGGCGTCAAGGAAGTCACCGGAGCCTTCCGGGATATGCTGAACGGCGACGAAGGCGCCGCGGCGAACCTGGGCGAAGGGCTGTCCGGGCTCATTTCCACGCTCCTGAACAAAGTCACCGAGCTGGTCCCGGCGGCGGCCGAGGTCGCGATGAGCCTCATCACGACACTGACCACAACCATCTTACACAGCCTCCCGGACATCGCCCGGACGCTTATCGACGTGGTTGTCCAGGCCGTGAATTCCCTGGCGGCGTATTTGCCGGCGTTGCTCCCGGCCATCCAGACCGCGATGGTCAGCCTGGTGAGCCAGCTGGTCAACAGCATTCCGGCCATTATACAGGCGCTGGTGGCGGTGGTGGACGGCATCGTGATGTCGCTTCCCACCCTACTGCAGACCTTCGTCGAGCAGCTGCCCATCATACTTATAAACCTACTCACCACAGCCCTGCCGGCGTTTTTGGCCTTGTTTTCCGAGACCCTGCCGGCGCTGCTCACGTCGCTGATTGATATGCTCGTGACGTACCTGCCCCAGGCGGTCGAAATGCTCACGAGTATGCTGAGCGCCCTGGTTAATCAGCTGGTTCCCCAGGTCGTGGCGCTACTGACCGAGACACTGCCGATGCTGATCGAAACGCTGACCAGCGGCCTGGTGACATTCATCCCGGTTCTACTGGAGGCCTGCGTCGAGCTACTGGGCGCCATCGTGGCCGCCGTCCCGGTGATCATCCAGCAGCTTATCCCGGTTTTGCCTTCCCTGATCAACACCGTTCTGGACGCCTTGGCCGAGGCCATCCCGGTGCTTCTGGACGCAGCCATCGAGCTGCTCTTTGCAATCTTGGACGCCATCCCGGTGCTCCTGGACGCTTTGATCCCGGCGTTACCGGTAATCATCGACACCATCATCGGCGCGATCATCGAGGCCCTGCCGGTGCTCCTGGACGCGGCCGTGACCCTGCTGCTTGCCATCGTGCAAGCCATCCCGAAGATAATCACCCCGCTGGTCCAGCAGCTGCCGACCATCATCAGCACGATCATCGGCACGCTCCTGAAGAACCTGCCCCTGCTCATAAACGCGGCGATCAAGCTGTTCTCCGGCATCCTGGAGGCTATCCCGAAGATTGTGGTCGAGCTCGTAAGACAGATGCCGACCATTATCGCGGCCATTGTCAAGGGCCTGGGCCAGGGCGTGAAGAACATCGCCCAGGTCGGCAAGGACCTGATCAAGGGCCTCTGGAATGGCATCAAGGACATGACCAGCTGGATCACAAACAAGCTCAAGGGCTTCGGCGACTCCGTCCTTAGCGGCATTAAAAAATTCTTCGGCATCAAATCCCCGTCGCGCGTATTCAGGGACCAGGTCGGCAAGATGCTGGTCGAGGGTATGGCGGTCGGTATTGAGGAGAACGCCGATGACCCGCTCAAGGCCATGCGGCAGCTGTCCGGCGATATGCTGGACGAGGCAGAGAGCATGAACGGCTTAACGCTGGAGCGCCGCCTGCAGCACACCTTCGCAGCTCCCGCCGGCGTCTCCGCTACGGAGAGCGGGATGCTGTCAAAGCTGGACAGCATACTGGCAGCAATCGAAAAGGGCCAGGTGCTCCTCCTGGACGGCGACGCGCTGGTCGGAGGCACAGCCCAGAAAATGGACAACGCCCTGGGTCGACGCCGGGCGCTGACAGCAAGGGGGGCCATCTAAATGCCTAAAAGAAAAGTAATTCTCGGAGAATACGACACCGCCGCTCACGGGTGGACCCTTAATGGGTGCGCCCTGAGCAACCCCGAGCAAAAGACCAACTACGTGGAGAAGTCCGGCGGAGACGGCTCCTGGGACCTTTCCACCGTCCTGACGGAGGGCCTCGCGCGCTACAAGGACCGCAGCCTGACCGTGAGACTGGAGAACTCAGAAGGCACACGGGCCGACCGCGAAGCGCTCATCAACGCGATGGTCAACCTCCTGGACGGCCTGGTCTGGCCGGTCGTGCTCCCGGATCGCCCGGACTACTACGTGACGGCCCGACTGCACGTGGCGGAGGAGTACAGCACCCCCGCCCACGCCGCGGTCGTCGTGACCGGCGTCTGCGAGCCCTGGCTCTACCGCGCGCAGGAGACAGTGGTCCAAAGAACGGCCTCCAGCACGACGCAGTCCGTGACGCTCCAGAACAACGGCCGCAGGGCCGTCGTGCCTCAACTGGAGACGACCGGAAACATCAAGTTGACCTACGGCGGGACCCTCATCGACCTGTCCGCCGGCGTTTATCAGTGGCCTGAGCTCCTGCTGACCCCAGGCAATCACGTGCTGGAGTATAGCGGCTCAGGCACGCTTACCGTCACATATAGAGAGGCGGTGCTGCGATGATCCAGATTTTCGCAGACGGCGTCCTCACCTACGACAGCCGGCTGGAGTCTTACGACCTGGCCGGCTTGAGGGTCACCACGGGCCTGAATAAAGGTGGCACAGCGGAGATCGTCATGCTCGCCGGGCATCCGGCTTATGGCAGCTATACCAGCTACAAGACCATCGTGGAGATTTACCGCGACGGCCTGCTCCAATTCCGCGGGCGCGCCCTCTACCCGGACGACGATTATTATAATCGCCGGACGGTGTACTGCGAGGGAGAGCTCTGCTTCTTACAGGACGCGGCCTCCCGGCCGTACCTGTACCAGGACACCCCCGCGGTCATTTTTGCCGAGTTAGTCCGAGAGTACAACTCCCAGGTGGAGGCGTCAAAGCAATTCCGGCTCGGCACCATAACCGTGACGGACCCCAACGATTACGTCCGGCTGGAGAGCCAGGACGCGGAGTCCATCGCGGCCACCCTTAACAAGCTACTGGAGCGCTGCGGCGGCTATATCGTATTTACTACGTCGGCCAACGACGGCGCCCGGCTGATTAACTGGTATGCCTCCCTGGAGTACGTCAGCAACCAGGTTATCGAATTCGGCTCCAACCTGCTGAGCTTTTCGCGCAACGGAGCCAACACCAGCCTGGTCACGGCGGTGCTTCCCTACGGCGCGAAAGACGAGGCCACCGGCGAGCGCGTAACCATCAAAAGCGTGAACAACGGCCAGGACTTCATCCAAGACGACGACGCGGTGGAGCTTCGCGGAAGGATCACGGTGCCGGTCGTCTGGGACGACATCACCGAACCGACCAACCTGCTGAAAAAAGCGCGGCAATACCTGGAGGAGCACCGATATGTCGTCACGTCCCTGAGGCTGACGGCGCTGGATTTGTCATACATGGACAAAAGCATCGACAGCTACCAGGTGGGCGACAGCATCCGGGTGCTATCCAAGCCCCACGGAGTGGATGAGTCCTTCCTTTTGACCGAGCGCACCGAGGACCTGCTGAACCCCGCAAACAGCACGATCACGCTGGGCAAGAACGTCCAGAACCTGACCGACGCAGACGTGGCAGGCGACAACCGGTCGCAGAGCGCGCTCAGCAAGGTGACCGCCCAGGCCAAGAAGGACTACACCGCGAGCATCGCCGGCGTGGTCCAGGCCTCCGAGCTGGCCATGGTCTCCCTGATCCAGCAGACCAGTGAGTCCATCCTGCTGGAGGTCGCCCAGACGTACACCACCAACGTCCAGCTGGAGGCGTCCATTTCCACCAAGATGACCCAGCTGGAGGATCAAATCCTCTTTGAGTTTGAGTCCCTGCGGGCCACGGTGGACGAGGGCGACGCGGAGGCCAGGGCAAAGCTCACAGAAATTTATAATTATATCAGCTTCGAGAACGGCGACATCAAGCTGGGCGGAAGCGACAGCCCCATCACCCTGACCCTGGAGAAGGACCTGATCGTGTTCAAGAAGAACGGGGTCCAATTCGGATGGTGGGACGGCGTCGATTTCCACACGGGCAACATCGTTGTGGAAGTCAACGAGCGCGCCCAGTTTGGCGACTTCGCCTTCGTCCCGAGGTCCAACGGGTCGCTGTCCTTTTTGAAAATAGGAGGTTAAGACAATGGCATCGAGCGGAAGTTTTAACACAAGCGGCTACTCCGGCCGGTATTTAACCTTTGCCTGGTCCATAAAGAGCCAGGACGTGGCCTCGAATAAGACCGTTATCTCCTGGAGCCTAAAGGGCGCCGGGGGAGGTAGTACGTGGTACAAGGCGGGCAACTTCAAGGTTGTTATCGCCGGCACGACGGTCTACTCCTCGACGACCCGCATCGAGCTCCACAACGGCACGACCGTGGCAAGCGGCACCCACACGCTGGTGCACAACGCGGACGGCTCCCGGAGCTTCACGGCCTCCGCAGAGGCGGGCATCTACGACATCGCGGTCAACTGCACCGGCTCCGGGACCTTCACGCTGGACGCGATCCCCAGGGCGTCGCAGCCCTCTCTGGTGACTTGGCCGGAGACCACCAACAACGTGGGCGACTTTGGCGAGACGTTCTCCATCCACATGAACCGGAAGTCGGACGTCTTCACCCATACCGTGCGCTATGAATACGGCAAGCGGTCCGGCACAATCGCCACCGGAGTGACGACCGGCACGACCTGGGCGGTCCCGCTGTCCTTTATGGACGACATCCCGAACGCCACGAGCGCATCGGGCCTCATTTACGTCGACACCTACAACGGCACCACGAAGGTGGGCACGAAGTACACCGGCTTCACAGTAAAGGTCCCGGCCAGCGTAAAGCCCACCTGCACCATCCAGGTCCTGGACGCCACCGACATCCAGAAGGCTTATGGAAACCTGGTGAAGGGCCTGTCGAAGCTCTACGTCAAGGTGAATGGCTACCCGGCGTACAGCTCGCCCATCGCGAGCCGGGCGGCCACGGCCAACGGCGGCCGTTACTCCACGGAGGAATTCACCACCGGAGCCTTGAAAGCAGCAGGGACGGCCACCGTCACGGCCACCGTCACCGACAAGCGCGGCAGGGTCAGCGCGGCAGCGTCCGCGTCCTTCGCGGTCCTGGACTACAACCTGCCCTCCATCAAGGCCCTGACCGTCCGGCGCTGTAATGAGGACGGAACCGAGAACGAGCAGGGCGAATATGTCCGGGTCGTATTCAGTGCCGCGATCACAGCGCTGAACAACAAAAACACCGCCGCATATAAACTGCGCTACAAGAAATCCACGGACTCCAGCTTCACCGAGGTGACGCTCGGAACTCTGGCCAACACGTACACGGTCAATGATGCGGTTTACACTTTCCAGGCGGACAGCAGCCACTCTTACGACGTGGAAGTGGAAGCGAAGGACAACCATGGAACCACGACAAGAAGCACCAGCGCTTCAACAGCGTTTACGCTTATCAACTGGGGCGCGGACGGCACCAGCATGGGCATCGGTAAAGTGGCCGAGAAAGCGAACACCTTGCAGATCGCCCTTAATACGGAGTTTATCGGCAAGGTGTCCGGCGCTATCTTTGACGCGCTCCTCCCCGTGGGCAGCATCATCAGACGCTACGACCACACCAATCCCGGCACGCCCTACCCGGGCACGACCTGAGCGCG